CAATGTTGTTGGCCTTGTCTAAGAATGCTTCTACTGTTTATCCAGTAAATAAGAAAGTTTTGTCTAAAGCAGTTAAATCTTATAAGGATATGCTGTTTGCACAACATGTTGAACAGCGTGATCTTAAGATTATGAACTTTGAAGAAGCTTGTCAAGGTATTGACGGTGACGATGGTTATCCTGGTCTTCAGCGATCAAAATCTGCTGGTTATCCTTATATGATTGAGCCTCAAGGAAAGCAAGGTAAACGTGCTTGGCTTGGGGACAATGAATGGATATTTGATACCAAGAAATCTCAAGAACTTAGATCTGATGTTGCTGGAATTATTGATGAAGCCAAACAGGGAATTGTTTCTGATGTTTTGTTTGTTGATACTTTGAAAGATGAGAAAAGACCTATTGAGAAAGTTCAAGCAAAGAAGACTCGTGCTTTTTCCGCTAGTCCTATGCATTATTCTATTGCATTTCGTCAGTATTTTGGAGGTTTTCTTGCACATATGTATAGAAATCGAATTAATGCTGAGTGTTGTGTTGGAATTAAGGCTCAGTCTAGCGAGTGGACTAAACTTGCAAAGTATATTCAAACTAAAGGAGATAAAGTTGTAGCTGGCGATTTTTCCAATTTTGATGGAAGTGTTAATTATTACATTTTTAACACTGTTGTTGAGATTATTAACGATTGGTATGATGATTCAACTGAGAATAAGAAGATTCGTCGTGCGCTTTGGGAAAACATTGAACATTCCCGCCATCTCCTTGGTGACATTGTGTATCAAATGTCTCATGGACAACCATCAGGAAATCCTGCCACAGCTGTGACAAATTCAATTTATAATTCACTTGCTTCTCGTTATGTCTATGGTCTTTTGGCCGTGGGTGATGAGGAATCAAATCATTTTAACAAGTATGTGCGAATGGTTGCATATGGTGATGATAACATCTATAATGTTAGTGATTTGATTGCTGATAAATTCAATCCTGATGCTATTACAGCTGGCTTTGCTCACATTGGTATGACTTATACTGATGAAGCAAAGACAGGTCAAGCATCTTTTAAAGAACTCGATCAGATTGGATTTTTGAAGCGTGGAT